GATAAATTCCGTACTCTTCCATCATAAAGTCAAACTCAAAAGAATTTTTAGAAACCTTTACTTGACCACGCAAAGATTTTGACAATTTTCCAAAAGTATCTTTACGCATATTTTTAAGATTGTTTCTGCTTTCCTTAATAACAGCGTTTTTAAACTTTTCCAATTCTTTGCGTACTTCAATTAACCTTTTGCTTTCTTCCATTGTGCTTGTTCTACTTTTGCTTTATCACTTTCAAAATCTAATTTGGCTAAACATTTAAGAAGTTGTAGCTCCGTAATTTCGTCAAATCTTCTAACATCTCCGTTAGCGAGTTTATCGATTGAGATATACCATCCCCACTTATTTGAGAATTGTGTTTCAATGCTGAAGTCATCGTTTTCGTTCGCATCAGTTTGTCCAAATAAATTAGGGAATGCGTCAATAATTCGACTTCTAAACTCCAAAAAAAAACCTTTGCACCTAGTACAACGTTCAACGGTGCGCTTTTCATTACCTCTGCATACGTGTTTGAGCCTTGATAAGGTTCTATATCGTAATAATCTTTTTTGTTCTTTACAATAGGTCTAAACATTACAGCCATTGCTTTGTGTAAATCCTTATTATCTTTTAAATTATTTTCTAAATCGATATATTCCCCAGTGGAAATTGTCTCTAAATTAGGAATAAATCCAAACTCTGTTTTACCAATAAAGAAACGGTTTACAAATTTGTGTTTATCTGTATTGAATAAGTTAACCATGTGCGTAACAATATCAGCAACATCTGTAAACTTCATAAATTGAACGTTCTGCATTGGTATATTGCAAAACAAAGAAACTATCTTTTGACTTAAAAATTCTTCGTCGGTATTATTTTCAGTCGCCTTTAAAAATTCCTGATATTGCAATAACGAAACTTCGCTTAAATCACTCGGTAAATTAATTTCAATCTTCATATTAAATAGACTTTTATTTTAGTATTTCGTAACCCTAGTAAACGTAAACCTTAGAACTCAAACCACCGCTTAATTGATAGCTTACACTATATCTGATACTGTCAATCGTGTGATTATACATATCTATTGGTGTTTTACTTTTGCGCTCCAACCAGCAGTAATTGTTTAGCTCTTTTATTATTTCAATGCTTTCAGGATCTATAATTAATTCGTAATCCTGCAGCAAAGAAATTCCGTAAATCACTGAGTCTGGTCCTTTGACTGCTCCAACTATATTAAGTTTAGTTTGCAGTTCTGCAATTAAACGTGGTTCTGCGCTATCTGCTACGATTAAATTACGATTAGCATAGTTTGTATTCAGTTGTAAAATATCGCTCGTTGTAAGGTGCGTTTTATAGTAGTGTAATTTGCAGTAAATTTTCTTGTTTGCTTTATCTATTGAAGTTTCAACTAATGTAGTCGGGTCGTTGCTGAATCCAAAATCTTGACCAAATACCGAAGTACCTACATTCTCAAACTTTCCAATGGACCAATTAGTAAATATTACACCCTCCGCTTTGTCTAGCCAACCCCCTAATATTTGATGTTGGTATTTTATTGGATTGTTTTTTTTAATTCGTTCAACTTCATTTATAAATGAATTATCTAAATTATCAATGTTATCTAGGTACGTTGTATGTATGTATGTAACATCGTCTTTTATTCCGTTAAAACCCTCACTTACTCCTTTTTCCTCAAAGAATTTCTTGTAAATCCAATGTTCCTTAGTACTTGGATTAAGTATTAATATAACTCTGTTTTGTTTTCCCTTTTGCCTAATCGAAAGGTTAATTTTATCAAAGGTATTTTCATCTGTTAGCTCTTCAGCTTCGTCAACAATCCACGTCGTTACACCTTGCAAAGATTTTAAGTTAGCCGTTTGATCGCCTGAACTTGTTTTAATACCTCTAAATATTATTTCGCTTCCTGACTGCTTATTTAGTATTTCCGATTTTCTTATTTCAAAATTTCCATTCAGGTTTAATAATTCAATCTTTTCTTTAAATTCAGGAATGATTGAAAGGTGCGCTGAAGTCATTGTTTGACGTGTGAATAAAATACGATGTCCTACTTCAAATGACAAAAGGCTGGTAAATCTACCAACCTCAAATGATTTTCCGCTTCCACGTCCACCAGTTATAACAAAGTATCTCGTTTGATTTCCTAACTTATTCCAGTTCTTCTTGTGCTTCTTTATCATAAATATTGGAAATATCGAAGTTCGTATTTTTATTTTCGCTTTCAATATACTGCATTGATAGTTTTTTTAATTCATCTGGAGTTGCTATTAATTTCATCAAAGCCATTTGAAGTGCTGGAGCGTTTGACTTATACCATTTAGAACGCATTGAAACTTTTAATTCTGTACGGTTTTTCTCCAAAGCTTCAAACATTCTTTTATAGTAGTCCGATTCGTTTGAAAAATGCTCATAAAATGTAGATTTTCTACATGGTAAATAAGCAATAATATCTTCAATAAAAAATAGTTTATTTTTGTTTATCTGTTCCAATGCAGTATTAAACAAGTCCTCTGTTTTATATGCCATTACTCAAAGTCTTTAGTTACTACTCCGTTTCTTTTAACTATCAATGTAGAATCTAGTTTAACCATTCGCTTTATAATTACATCGCAGTACTTCGGGTCTAATTCCATTCCGTAACATTTGCGTTTTAGTTGGTGTGATGCTACCATTGTTGTCCCACTTCCTAAAAATAAATCTAATATTAATTTTGAGTTTTTTGATAAATCATTTACAATATTAAAAATTAAACTGATTGGTTTGGGTGTTGGGTGGTTTCCCTGTTCTTCTCTATTGTTTTCACCTCCAACATTGTTAACTGAATATACTTTTTGTTCGTGTCTTTTAGAATCATTGTGGTAACAATACATTGTTTCAAAATGTCCTGCCTGCCATCCGTTTGTTTTATGCCAAATGTGTTTAGAAGTTACTTGTTCTAAAAATGGCGGGAATTCTAAATTATCCCAAAACCAAATCATTAAATCTTCACAAAAAATTCTTGAATTATTAAATGCCGCGTCTATATTTTTTATCATATCGTGCATTATTTCGCTGTTGTTTGGAAATGGCGGGTCAGTGAAAACCATATCGGATTTTTCTCCATTCATCAATTTAGCCACCGAATCACTACAAGTACTATCCCCACAAAGCAATCTATGTTCTCCAATTTCATAAATGTCTCCTAAAACTGTAATCGGTTCTGCAGGTAATGTTCCGTCAAAATCATCCTCTTCAGCTTCGAGTACTTGGTCTGGTTCAAAATTAGGAATATCCAAACCCCAAGCATCTAACTGCTCAACATCCCATTCATTTGCTAACATTTCAAAATCCCACTCGCCACCGCTTGTGTTATCTTTAATCAAAAACTCCCTTTGTTGTTCTTCTGTAAGGTTATCAGCAACTATAATAGGCACTTCTTTTAATCCTGCTTCTTTACACGCTTTAAATCGCATGTTACCACCCAAAATAACCATGTCAGCATTAACCACTATTGGACGAATATCTAACATTTCAGGAAAGTCTTTGATTGACTGTACTAATTTGATAAATTTATCGTCTTTACAAATACGAGGATTGTTTGGATTTAATTTTATTTCTGAAATTTTAGTCTTAACGCTATTCATTAATCTTTATATTCGTTGTAAACTGTTTTTAATTCCTCAATAATTTTTATCCAGCATGAAGTACAATTAGTCGCTTCTTGTTTTGAATTAAAAACTCTTTTGTAAATTCTTAACAATTCGTTTTGCTCACTAGGTTTTAAAGTTGTAACTGGCTTCTTAAAAAATTCGTGTAAATAGTTGTATTCACTCTCTTCCAGACAAAGTGGTTTTGAGTATGGAAACAAATTATTTAACTTTGCTTTTCGCTGATCGCATCCACAATCTTCGCCTAGTATAAACTTCGCTACTTTTGCTATTCCAGTTGCTTCTAAAACGTTTTCAACTGTGTCTCCTAATCCTTGTGCTTTTTTTCTTGGTCTTCCCATTATTTCTTATTTTTAATAAATTCGTTTAATTGCTTTATTTCGTGCATTAATGATTCAGTTGCATTTTCTAATGTTTTTTGATTTATAACAATATTTCGCATTGTAAAATCAATTTTTAATTCTAATTCTTTAATTAGTAATTCTTGAGATTCAATCCACAAATCAACTGATTTTTTATATTGCTTATCCATTATTTCTTGTTTTTTAGTTCTTTATACATTTGACTTAATTCTTTTAAATCATTTCTAAGCATTCTATTTTCTTCATATAAACGCTCATTTGATTTCCACAAAGATTTATTTGAATCTTTGTGTTCTTCAATATCATTATGTAAATTAATGATTGCATCGTTTATAATTTTAAATATTTCTTTCATTTCATTTCGTTATTAACTCGTTCAACTATTCTATTCTTGCAGTTAGTCAAAGTTGTGTGAATACTCCTTACACTTATTCCAGTTGCTTTGTGTATTTTTCTGATTGACTTTTCATGTATTGTGTAAACTTCATAAAGTTTTTTATCGTAAAAGTCCCAGCTTTGAATTTCGCTATCAATTATTTTATTCAGCTCATTCTTTTCAATATCGAAGTTCAAATCATTGTCGCTAAAATTTTCTAAAACTTCAACCCCAACTTTTAAAACCTTTGATTTACTCCTTTTTAAATCGTAAAATAAATTATGAAGTATTGAATAAATATAGGAAACGTTTAATTTATCATTCCTGATCCATACATCTTTGTCTTTGTGTGCGTAAACTTTTAGATACATTTCCTGAACTATATCCTCGTGAAAATCTACTTCGCCAAACGACCTAACAATCCTTATCCAATCGTTATGCTTTTCTGAAACAAGTTTTAAAAGTTCGCTCAAATTAAAAAATATTTATTCAAATGTACAACTTTATTTTAAAATGATTGTTTTTTTCCATAGTTACGTATAGCCAAATGTTATAAGCAAGCACTACTGTGGATGCTCCGATTTCATTTTCGTGACAAAATCAGAAAAATGGATTAGTAACGCTGGATGATACCCATTCATTTTTAGTGGGTGTCCTTGTTGCATTATTACCTTAATTGGGTTTATATCCCAAATTGGTTCTAATTTATCCATCTTATCCGCAAATTTTTCTTGCAAATATTCTTTAAAGTGTACACCCATTTCAATGAGTAATTCGTTTGGTTCATTTTGTAGTTCTTTAAAATTTGCTCTACAAAAATGTGGGAAGTATTGTGTATCCATTTTCTGATTTTGTTTTGTTCTTCGTATTTAAAATTCGTTGTTAATTAACCGTGCCAGCTTATAACACGGGTTTGGCAAAAGTGGGCGAAAACAAAAGCCCACCATCGCCAAGCCCGAAACCGTTATTCAGGCATCACTCCACTACATTTAGCAACTATTGCAAAAATAACAACTATTGCAACCATGTAAATCATTCGCTCAAAGTTTTTACTTACTGGTACGCTTCTGTTAAATTTTCTCATTACCAAAATTTTATAAAAATAAATAATACACCACCTACAACTGAACTTATAAAAAATGCAACACATGTAAAAAATAAGCATTCTAAATAACTATAATCTTTATTTATCTTTTTTATAATTAATGCGATTACAAAAAAAATCAAAAATAATAATGCAACGTATCTCATAATTTCTCGATTTCTTGTTTAACTTTATTCCAAAATAACATTGTTGAATAAACTTCAGTTGTTAATGGATTGCTGTGCGGATTTGAACATAGTATTTCCTGAACTGCAATTAAAGCGCATTGTTTGGCATCGTTACCATTTACCCATTGTGGCAAAGAATCATAATATTTATTCACTAATTCTTTCGCTTTTTCTTTTTCTTTAGCTTCCATAAACCAAATCAATTAATTTTCGTAAATCTCTTACATCTTTTATTCCGTACAGCTGAAAAGCGTTTAAATCAACTATCATTTCATTGTCAAAAAAATATACTAAAATATCTTTAAATGACCACGTATCTAAAGTTTCTTCATACTCAAACTCCAAAGACTGTAATTGTTTTGTGCTTATCATTATAATTTGCGATTATGAATTTCAAACCAGTAATCTGTTCCTTGCGGTGTTTCTATCCAATCAAATGCAAGTGAAATAAAAGCTCTAAAACTAAAATATTCTATTTTTATGTATTCGTGAAAATCCTTACAATTCTCTCTGAATTCCTTTTGCTCTTGTTCACTTAGATAAGCAAACCATTCTATACCCTTTTTCATATTACAAACAATTTTCGTTAAACCAATCTTGAGCATCTTCAAGTGTTACAAACTTTTTAATGTATTTCTGCGTTGATCTATGCTGAATTACATACCAGCCTTGAATGTAGCGTATCTCGTATTTTGGCTTTCTGTCCGCTCTGATAATTACAATTACTAAAAATGTAAATGCTAAAACAACAGTTAAAATAAATAATGAATCTTTCATGATTTTTCGTTTTTAATTTCGTTAATTTTTTTTCCAATCTTTTCTACAGTGCTAATATTTAAACCTCGTTCCCCTCTTAAAAATAGTAGCATCTGGAGGGGATGCACCCCAACTTTGACTGCGAATCCAGTTGGGGTGTCATTTGTTCTTACAATGTGGTTTTGAATTACCCTAGCAACTTCCGAAGAAATATTGCTTAATTCATATACG